TTGGGGCTGGCTGAGGGGGACAACTCTGAAGACCATGCGGCTGCTATCTTGTGGAATGCTTCGGCTTGGTGCTGGACTGAAGAAAAGATTAAAGAGGGAAAGCTCCCGTCGGAACTGGACGATATAGGATATAGAGATGAATGAAGAAATAGTATTACCCGCTCTGTCACAGGAGCTAATCAATAAACTTGACAAACTGTTCCCCGATAAATGTCCACTGTTGACAGACCCTGAAAGGGAGGTATGGTATAAGGTAGGACAAAGAAGTGTAATTAATTATTTACAACAGACTTACGACGACCAACTCGAACAAGATATAGTAACTAAACAAGTACAGAAATAGCCATGTGTTTTTCACAACCTAAGATGCCCGAACCGCCACCACCTCCGGCTCCACCACCTCCTCCGCTTCCTACAGCAGAGAAGGCAGTTACTCAAAGAGCTACTCAACCTACTAAGCGTCGTCGTGGTACAGCCCAAGTCACAGCTACTCGTCGTCCTACACTTAGCATGGGTGGTGGTAACGGTGGAACGGGAGTACAGCTTTCACAATAATATAAAGATATGATTAGTTTAGATAAGAAGACGTTGTTGAGCAACGCTACGGGAACAGGTACAGGAACTGAGTTCAATACGGAGCGTACAAAGAGTTGGACATTTATAGTTAGCACCTCTGTTGCAGGAGCAGCTACAGTAGATATTGAAGCGTGGATCGGTGGAGCTTGGCATGTTATTCACAGTCAAAGCGTTACAACAGATGGTTCATTTATGATTCGTGATGACCACGGACACTACGAAAAGCTAAGAGCTAATGTCTCCGCTTACACCGCAGGTACTCACAGCGTATTCGCTACTGGTACTGTCGCTTCTTTATAAGTATGTCTCTCACCTTCACATCAGGATTCGTTAAACCTAATAGCGTACTAGATAAACCCGGTAACTTAGAACGACCTGCATTTGGTACGCTCTACGGATTTGATTCAGCCATAGACGGAGCAATCTTTACGGAGCTTGGAGAGGCATTGACAACAGAACAACTAGAAATATTATTATTTGAACCCGCTTAATACTCATGGCCAACAAAAAGATTACCGAACTTACGGAGCTTACAGCACCAGTCGGAGCAGACATTCTCGCAATCGTTGACGACGTAGCTGGAACCGCAACCACCAAGAAAGTAACCGTAACCAATTTGATGGGGCAAGCATCTGCTTCTAACCTATCCAGTTACGACTTCAACGGAAACGCTATTAGTAACTTTGATGCTTCGATCAACGATCAAACAGGAACCACCTATACATTGGTAGCTGGAGACAACGGTAAAGTAGTAGTGTTAGACAATGCTTCTGCTGTAACTGTCACAGTACCAAGCGGTTTAGGAGCTGGGTTTAATTGTAGCTTCGTACAAAAGGGAGCGGGTCAAGTATCGTTCAGTGCTTCAGGAACTACCATCAACAACAGACAATCTCACACCAAGATAAACGGACAATACGGAGTAGCTAGTGTAGTTGCTTACGCTGCTGATACATTCGTCCTTGCTGGAGATACCGCTTCTTAATGTACGCTATTCCTACATTCGGATTAGGTATAGTAGCTAGTCCTACAGAGTTACCTATATTCAATGTAACCACACGAGATACAGAAGCAAATATCTTAGCGAGCGCACCTACTAATCCAAGCGGAGAAGTTAATATCGCATTCGCTACGGATACCTACGACTTCTACATCTACGATGGTACTGCTTGGTACATCTTTAACAACGATTTTAGCGACCCTATATTTGATGGGCAGTTATCATTCCCAACCATAGATGTATTCGACAACGAGTCTGACTTTATCAACGACACAGGAGCAGACGACTACACCATCGTACACGCAAAAGACACCGATAAGTTGTATGTGTGGGATGGTAATATTTGGATTGGATACGACAACGATTCAACAGTTTAATAATTAGTTATGAGTACACTTACAACACACACAACAGCTAGTAGAGATTCTCACTCAATAGGACTTTGTAAATTTAATACAACAAGCAACGCTATCGAAGTATCAGACGGCACGAATTGGCAAGTTTACAATCCCGACACAGCAGCAGGGTGGTCTGGTAGCAATACATACTCATTAAACTTTGACGGTACAGATGACCATTTAGCGTTAAGCTCTACCGTTAGCCCCACAGCTCAACAAGGGACGGTGTCCTTTTGGATTAAAACCAGCTACTCTGGCCCCGGCCAAAATCAAACAATCTTCTCTCAAGCCGATAGCTCAATTACCACTTCTTATTTATTTTTTGGAGTGCTTACTACCGGAGAGGTTCGCATAGGATGGGCTGATGGAGGTAGTGTTTTAATAAAAAAGGGATCAACTACCGTTAATAATGGTAATTGGCATCATGTAGCTTGTACCTCTGACGGTAGTACTTGGAAAATTTATATAGACGGGTCAGATGAAGGCACATTAACTACTGTAACAGGATCAGGTTCCGATGGCAGTTGGTATGGTGATATAACTAGCGGGTCTTTAGATATTTGTAGGATTGGATGCCAAGAAAGAACATCGAAGGATTCTTTTGTAAACGGTAACCTCGATGAATTAGCTATTTGGGACTCTGCATTAAGTAGCTCCCAGATCAGCACGATCTACAATAGTGGAACACCGAGTGACCTTTCGTCTCTAAGTCCTAAAGCATGGTGGAGAATGGGAGACGGTTTAGAAGCTAACAGCGGCACGACCATCTACGACATGAGTAGCTTTAGTAATAACATGACTATGGTTTCTAGCCCAGCCTACCAATCTGACACACCGTAACAAATGAGAACATACTGCATTATAGACGCATCAGAGGTTAGCTCTGTGGACTTCGATCAAGTACTTCAAACCTCCTCTGATACCCTTCGTTATTCATTAGACGGATCGAAAGCACTACTCAAGTACGAAGGCGACCAGCCCTCCTTCCTTAGCGGTAAACAAGAGTACACCCACTCAGAAATTCTAGCGATCCTAGCAACAGACGAGTGGACATCTGACGAACTTATTTAATAGCCATGCCAACAACAATATTAACAACCACATCTTCAACCCGCCCAGGCTCGCCGTCTGCGGGTGATGCTTACTTTGAAACAGACACGAAGAACTACATCATATATGACGGTGCTAATTGGCGGGGGTATAATAGTGATGGTGTATCAGGATGGTCGGGTAGTAATACATACTCATTAAACTTTGACGGTACGGATGATTATTTAACTGCCGCAAGTATTGTCACTCCCACCGCACAGCAAGGTACTATATCAGCTTGGGTTAAATCAACGACTACCAGCTTTAGCCCTATATTCAATATCAGTAGTAATACCAATGGGGATACTGGTTATTGGACGGGACTGCAATTTAGCGGAGGGTCACCGGGAAAACTAGAGTTTGGACATCGTCCTAACGCAGGTGATTATATTCTTTATACTTCAGCTAGTACATACAATGACGGTAATTGGCATCATGTAATGGTGACCACCAATGGTTCAGCTTATAAACTCTTTATAGATGGAGCGGAAGACACAGGAGCAACCGCCTCTGGGACAAACAATAGCAATGTAGTTGGTGGATGGATCGGTGATATGGCTGTTAAAAATTCATGCAACATTGGAGTACAGCGTAGGAATGCGGACAGTACTAATGGTTATTTCTCCGGTAACATAGACGAAGTAGCTGTTTGGGACTCCGATCAATCTTCTAATATCAGTACGATTTATAACAGCGGAACACCCGGTAACTTACTACCATTAAACCCTAATCATTGGTGGAGGATGGGTGACGGTGCAGAAGGCGGATCGGGTTCAACTGTTTACGATATGTCGCTTGGTAGTGTTAACGCTACGATTGTAAACCAAGCTAACTTCGACAACACGACAGCACCATAATGAGAACATACTGCATAATAAATTCTTCGGAGGTATCCGGCGTAGACTTCGACCAAGTATTACAAACTTCTGCTGACACACTTCGCTACTCGGTTGATGGCTCGAAAGCACTACTCAAGTACGAAGGCACACAACCATTCTTTCTGCTCGGCAAGACGGAGTACACACACGAAGAGATACTAAGCATCTTGAGTGGTCCTGAGTGGACGAGCGACGAACCATTCTAAGGTATGCACGAAACAGCCCAAGGGCTTTATCATTCGTTGGAGAACCAGCGGTGGTCATTCTTAGACAGAGGACGTACAGCTTCTGAGCTTACACTTCCTTATGTCTTACCACCAGATGGTCACAACTACGCTACTAAGTACTACACACCGTACCAAGGTATCGGAGCTAGAGGAGTATTAAATCTAAGTAGTAAGCTATTGCTTGCACTGCTTCCACCTAACGCTCCGTTCTTTCGTCTTGTTATAGATCGCTATGAGTTAGACAAAGCAAAGGAAGACCTCGGAGTAGAAGGAGCAGAACAACTACGTACTGACTTAGAGAAAGCATTAGCTGATGTAGAGCGTAGTGTATCACAGGAAGTAGAAGTACAGAACTTCAGGAACGGTATCTTCCAAGCATTAAAGAACTTATTAGTTACTGGTAACTCTTTGTTATATCTCCCTGATGAGGGTGGTATGAGAGTATTTAAGCTGGATCGTTATGTAGTGAAGAGGGACCCAATGGGTAACGTTACACACATAGCTATTAAAGAAACAGTAGCTCCTATGATGCTTCCTGAATCCGTAAGAGAGGAAGTATACAGAGAAGAGAAAGAGAACAGTTGTGATTTATACACAGCAGTAGTTAGAGAAGATGACCACTTCAATGTTTACCAAGACGTCAAGGGTATGCTCATCGAAGAAAGTGTGGGTAAGTATCCGATTGAGAAGTCCCCGTGGCTCCCATTACGTTACACCCAGATTGATGGAGAGGACTACGGCAGAGGATTTGTTGAGGAGTACCTCGGTGACCTCAAGTCGTTGGAAGCACTTACAAAAGCGATTGTCGAAGGTAGTGCAGCAGCTGCGAAGGTATTGTTCATGGTCAACCCGAACGGTACAACAAGATCAAGAACATTAGCAGAAGCACCCAACGGTGCAATCGTACAAGGTAGTGAAGCAGATGTATCGGTGTTACAACTTAATAAGTTCAATGACTTCCGTACTGCTCAAGCTACTATGGCTGGTATAACAGACCGATTGAGCCAAGCATTTTTACTGACATCTGGAGTAGTGAGAGATGCAGAACGTGTAACAGCTGAAGAGATAAGAATGCTCAGTCAGGAGTTAGAAGCTGCATTAGGTGGTCTTTACTCTTTGTTATCTCAGGAGCTACAGCTACCCATCGTCAGTCGTTTAATGGATAAGATGTCTAAGAGTAAGAGATTACCTAAGATACCAAAGGACATCGTTAAACCTACTATTGTTACGGGAGTTGAAGCTCTTGGTCGTGGTAATGATCTAAATAGATTGGATATGTTCCTTGCTGGAGCTAACCAGATAGTAGGACCACAAGCCGTCAATCAATACTTAAACGTATCTGATTACTTCAAACGCAGAGCTACTGCCTTGGGTATCGAGACGGAAGGATTGATTAAGACGGAGGAAGAAATTCAACAAGCTATGCAACAGCAACAGATGATGGAGATGGCACAGAAACTCGGAGCACCCGCAGTCGCACCTGCTATCAATGCCGCACAGGAGCAGTACATGGCACAACAAGAACCACCTCAAGAGGAATAACAAATGGCTGAATTACACCGAGTAGAGATTAATGAGAAAGCACCAAGCGAAATCGAACCCGAAGAGAAACCCAACACCGAAGAACAACCCCAAGCCGAAGCGGACGTACCGCAAACGGAAGACCGCCCAGAGTGGCTCCCAGAAAAGTTCAAGAGTGCGGAAGACATGGCACAAGCGTACTCCGAGCTGGAAAAGAAACTTGGACAAGCTCCTAAAGAAGATCAGGCAGAAGCTGAACAAGTTGAAGAGAAAGCTGAGGACAACGAAGAACAAAGTGAAGAGGGTGTTAGTGAAGCATACCAAGCGGTTGCGGAAGCAAGTAAAGAGTTCTTTGAAAACGACGGTCAACTTAGTGAGGAAACTTATAACGTATTAGAGAAAGCTGGATTACCACGTGATTTAGTTGACAGCTACGCAGCTGGTCAGCAAGCATTGTTAGCATCTGAAGAAGGACAAATCAAAAGCGTGGCTCAAGGCAACTACGATGCGATGGCTGAGTGGGCGAACGAGAATTTACCACAAGAAGAAATCGATGCTTTTGATGAAGCGGTTACCGGGGGTACAATTTCGCAAGCTAAGTTAGCAGTTCAAGGACTGTACGCACGTTATCAAAACGAAGTAGGTGCAAAGCCTAAGCTTACACAGGGTTCAGTGAACGGTGTAACAACCATGCCATTTAAAAGTATGCAAGAATTAGCTCGTGCTCAATCTGATCCACGATATAAAAGTGGAGATAAAGCATATCACGAAGAGATTGACAGAAGACTTTCTGTGAGCAATATATAATTGTTTATTCATTCATAAGGTATAGTGGCCCCTAGTGTTGGTTTATTGGTTTGCTGACACTAGGGGTTTCTTATTATGATTAAGAACATGGCAACAGAACTAGGTGAGAATGTACAAGTAAAAGCAAACCTAGCGTTCATGGCGAAAGTCATCGCTATTGTTGGTACTTGTGTGTGGGGATACTCTGTCGTGTGGAATAAGCTGATGGTACTGGATAGTAGCTTAGACCGTGTACAGCATGAGGGTACGTTATTAGGGGACTTGTCAGCACGGATGATGCATCTTGAGAAGTTTGCAGAGCAATCTAAAGCAGACCTCGATCATCTGTTAGATATGCAAGACAAACCAATAACATCTGACCATCAACAGTTCGAAAGAATCAAGTATCTTGAAAAAGAATTAGACAGATTGCGTGACAAATTGGAAAACCATTTAACGGAAAGGAGCAGATGAGATGGGTGAATTACTTATGTTATTTATCACGGGCGGTGGTAGCACTGCTATGGGGGCGATTCTTAAAGGTGTGTTTGGATATATCTTCGAAGCCCGTCAGAACAAGCATGATCTTGAAATGGCGAGAGAAGCTCGTGCGTCTGATAATTTCCTTAGACTACAAGCTGAAATCGCTAAAGGAGGTACTGGTGAGTTTGTTTCTTTTACTCGTCGTATTCTTGCTGTTATCGGGGTGTCTACGCTCTGTGCGTGTATCATCCTCTGTACCCTCTTCCCCACCGCAGAAATCGTCACCCTTACCAACGCAGACGGAGAAGGAGTTAACGAGTTCTTCTTTGGACTCATCAGCTTTCAAGCTAACCAAGAACCCATATCGATCTCTTCTGGACACATCAGCCTTATGGGATGCACGGTAATACTGCCTTGTATCCTTGGTTTCTACTTTGGTCCAAGCGGTCGAAGAGGTTGACAGTCAAGAACTTTTCCTCTTTACTAATAGATAAATTTAATCGACAACTAGCAACAACTAGTCCCTCGACCCGCTGCGGCGGACAATCCTGTGAAGACGAAAGGTGTGAAAGTCACTGGTAATCAAACACATATTCACAATTAATTAACATAGGAGATCATATATTATGGCTAACGGAAATACAGATCCAAGTCGTGTAGGTATTAGAAGTGCTGGTAAAGGTTTATCCGCTGGTACTGACAATGATGAGTTGTTCCTTAAAAAGTTCAGCGGAGAGATTCTGCAAAGCTTTGAGGAGTCCAATGTCTTCAAACCACTACACACAATTAGAACAATCGAAAACGGAAAGTCCGCACAGTTCCCAATAACTGGTATCGCTTCCGCTTCGTACCACACCCCCGGTGAAAACATTGCAGACGCTGGTAACAGCTACCTCAGTGACATCGCTAAGACTGAAAGAGTAATCACCATCGATAAGATGCTTGTTGCTTCTACCTTCTTGGCTAACATTGACGATGTAAAGAATCACTACGACATTCGTTCAGTATACGCTAACGAGTTGGGTAAATCACTTGCAGTTCGTTTCGACACTGCTCTTGCTAAAGTGTTCATCGCTGCTGCTCGTTCAGCTGCTAACTTAAATCAAGTTGGTAAAGGCGGAAGCATCCTCGACATCAGTGCTAAC